TACGTCAATGGTTTTATATGGTTATGAAACATTATTTAGACTGGAATAAAATTAAAGAATATAAAATGCATATGAATTCTATATGGATAAATGAAATGAAAGCTAATGAATACAACCCAGTACATATTCATCAAGGATCTTTGTTTACTGGTTTGTCTTCAGTAATGATTTTAAAACTACCAAAAAATACTGGTGTTGAATATTCAGCAACAGATAAACCTATGAATGGACAATTACAAATATTAGGAAATTCATCTGGTCAATTTGCAAATGTTGATTATGGACCTGTTATGAAAGAAAGAAATTTTTATGTATTCCCGTATGATATGAGACATTGTGTATATCCTTTTAATAGTACAAATGAAATAAGAAGAACTTTAGCATGTAATATGGATGTAGAATATGACCCAATTAGAAATAGGAGTGCAACGTGATAATTACAGAACCTAAATGGAAAAGTTGGATTGTTGAAACGACAACTCCTTTATTTACACCAGATCAATGTAGACAAATTATTGATGCTGGTAGAAGACAAAAACCACAACAAGCACAAATTGGTATGGGAAAACCAGGTGGAGGTGTGGATACTAAAAAAAGAACAACCACTATTTCTTGGATTCCTTTTAAAGAAATGCAACCTATGTATAATCAAATAAATGAATTTATACAAAAAGCAAATAGAAATCATTTTGGATTTGGGGACATACAAATAACAGAACAAGCTCAATTTACAGAATATCCTGAAGGTGGGTTTTATGATTGGCATATGGACACAGATGTTAATATGCAACATGAACCACCAGTACGAAAAATATCTATGACAGTACTATTGTCTCCTGAAAATCAATTTGAAGGAGGAGATTTAGAATTAATGGCTCCTGGTAAAAGAGCTAAACTTAAACAAGGTCATGCAATTATATTTGCATCATTTATAAACCATAGAGTAGCTCCTGTAACAAAAGGTGTTAGACAATCACTTGTTATGTGGTTTGGAGGAGAGCCTTTTAAATGATTAAAGAATATTTTTTTCCAACTATTATATACATAAAAGATTTACCTAATGCTAATGAGTTAAACCCTTATTTAGAAAAACATATTGTTGAATGGAGTAATCAAGATAAAGGTGTAAGTAAAACTAATGTGAATGGTTGGCATTCACAAACTGACATGAATCATAAAAAAGAATATGAACCTTTAATTCAAGAGTTATTTCAAATGCAAAAAGAAATAATTGAAGAAGAACATTTAGATATACAGCCTAGACTAGGTAATATGTGGGCTAACATTAATCTACCTGGTGGATATAACAATAGTCATGTACATCCTAATTCATTATTTTCTGGTGCTTATTATGTAAAATCACAATCTAATTCTGGAAGACTTCATATAATGGACCCAAGACCAGGAGTACAACATGTAATGCCTAACAAAAAACCAGGTAAATTACCTAGAGAGTTGTGGCGAGAAACATATTATGATCCTATTCCAGGTAGACTTATAATGTTTCCTTCATGGTTATGGCATAAAGTAGAACCTAATCAAAGCAATGATATAAGAATATCTATATCTTTTAATTTTATATGATTTTTCAATATAAAAAATACCAAGTAATAAAAAATGCAATTAGTTACGAACTAGCTAATTTTATATTTAACTATTTTTTACTTAAACGTGATGCAGTTCAATTTATGTATAATAATAATATTACGTACGACACAGGGCTGTTAGGCACGTGGACAGATAAGCAAGTTCCAAACACTTACTCACATTATGCAGATCCTGTAATGGAGACTTTGTTAATGAAAGTATTACCTAAAATGCAACAAGAAACAAGCTTAAATTTAATACCTACTTATTCATATGCTAGAATATATAAGCATGGAGATATATTAAAAAGACACAAAGATAGACCTAGTTGTGAAATATCTACAACTATTCATTTAGGTGGGGATACGTGGCCTATATTTATCGATGGTACGGGCGCTGACAGCGTTGTAGACGAGGATAGACAAATATATAAACCCAATGCCCCAGAAGGCACTAAAGTCTTGCTTGAAGTAGGAGATATGTTAGTATATAGTGGATGTAAATTAGAGCATTGGAGAGAACCATTTGAAGGCAATGTTTGTGGTCAAGTATTCCTTCATTATAACCATGTAAATGGTCCTTTTGCTAAAAAAAATAGGTTTGACAAAAGGCCGATGTTAGGTATTCCCAAATTAGGGAATTAATAATATAATGGTTATTTATGTTACAAAAATTAAGATTTCAACCAGGATTCAACAAACAAGTTACAGCAACTGGTGGCGAAGGCCAATGGGTTAGTGGAGACTATGTTCGTTTTAGATATGGTTCACCTGAAAAAGTAGGTGGTTGGGCTCAATTAGGAGATAATACTCTTACAGGAAGAAACACAGCACTACACCATTTTGTTAATGCTAATGGTATTAAGTATGCCGCATTAGGTACAAACAGAATGTTATATATATATTCTGGAGGAGCTTTTTATGACATTACTCCTATTAAATCTACAACAACATTAACAAATGCTTTTACAACAACACAAAGCGATGCCACAGTTACAATTACATTTGCATCTGCTCACAATATTAAAAAATACGATATTATTTATTTAGATAACTTTACTGAAATTACTAATTCTAATTTTAGTTCTAATGATTTTGATGATACTAATTTTATGGTAACATCAGTTCCAACCTCAACAACAATTACAATTGAAATGGGATCAGCTGAGTCTGGATCAGGAGCAAGTACTTCTGGTGGAATAAGAGTTCAACATTATTATTCAATTGGCCCTGCCGTTGAAGCGTCAGCCGCTGGTTGGGGATTAGGATTATGGGGTGGTACTGTAGCTGGAGAAGTTTTTGATACTTTAGATGGAGCACTAACAGATGCTTCATCAAGTATTGTTTTAGATGATTCATCAGGATTTCCTGCTTCAGGAACAGTTTTAATAAATGATGAGCGTATTGCTTATACAACAAACACTACTGGTACTGGAACTTTATCAGGATTAACTAGAGGATCAGATAACACGACAGCTGCAGCACATAGTGATGGAGCAACAGTAACTGATGCTTCTGAATATACTAAATGGGGTGCATCACAAACAGGTGACATTGTAACAGCTCCAGGACTTTGGTCCTTGGACAATTATGGAAATAAACTTATTGCAACTATCGTTGATGGTGCAACTTTTGAATGGGATTCAAATGCAACAGGTGCAACGTCTACAAGAGCAACAATTATTGCTAATTGTCCTACAGCATCTACTCAAACATTAGTATCTACACCAGATAGACACTTAGTTTGTTTTGGAACAGAAACTACAATTGGTACAACATCAACTCAAGATGATATGTATATTAGATGGTCGGACCAAGAATCAATTGACGCAACAACTTCTTGGGCACCTTCAGCAACTAATACAGCTGGTACACAAAGACTGGCCGATGGAACACGGATCGTTGGAGCAATAAGAGGTCGTGATGCAATTTATATTTGGACTGATACATCTTTATTTATTATGAGATTTGTTGGTGCTCCTTTTACTTTTTCATTTCAACAAGTTGGAACTAACTGTGGATTGATTGGAAAGAACGCAGCCGTTGAAGTTGATGGTTCTGCTTACTGGATGTCAGAAAATGGTTTCTTTAGATATACTGGTAAACTAGAATCTTTAGCGTGTTTAGTTGAAGACTATGTTTATGATGATATTAATACAGTTCCTAAAAACCACATATACGCAGGATTAAATAACCTATTTGGTGAAGTAACTTGGTTTTATCCTGGTAGTGGTGCTTCATCTAATAATAGATCAGTAACTTATAACTTTATGGATTCAACACCTGAGCGACCAGTATGGACTACAAGTTCATTAGCTAGATCTACTTGGGCAGACTCATCTATATTTGGTAAACCTCATGGTACTGAATACGACTCAAGTGCTACAAGTGATTCAACAGTTGGTAATACAGATGGTGTTACAACTTATTTTGAACATGAAACAGGACAGGATCAAATTAAAGGTGGAACAAGAAGTGCTATTACATCAAGTCTTCAATCAGGAGATTTTGACATATCTTTAGGTCAAGGTGGTGGAGCAGATTTAAGAGGTGATGGTGAGTATATGATGAAAATTAGAAGAGTACTTCCAGACTTTTTAACTCAAACTGGAAATGCAAGAGTTACATTAAATTTAAAAAATTATCCAACAGATTCAGAAGCA